TCGGCTTTTTTTAGAGTGAATTTTCTCCTCTCGTTTAAGTCAAAAGACCCAACGAGTAAATCAACTGTTCTTTGATTTGCCATAAATTATTAGATTGCGTTTGTGATAGTTCCGTTTGTTACAAAACTTACTGATACTGTTTCAAGATCACCAACAGCAGCAGATAAACTAGTACCTGTAACAATGCCAGAGAAACTTACTTTTTTACTGCCAGATGTATCTAAAAATAATTCAAACTGTGCATCGCCAGCATCTTCAGCAGTTAAAATATCATCAATTAAGTTTTCTGTTTCATTACCGCTTGCTGCTGTGTAAATAAAATCAACAGTGCCAGAACCAGAAATTAATCCGCCAGCAAAGGCTCTGAATGTATTTCCATGTGCAGTTACATCTAGTGTTTCTTTTGATGTATCTAGTGTCCAACCAGTAGTTGAGACTATTGTTTCAGTAGTTCCAGATCCGTTTTTGAATTTAACAGAACCTTCTTCGCCTCTAAAAACAGCCATGATATTAGAAAAAAATAAGATTTAAAATTATATTAGCTCTTTTTGGTCTCTTTTACAGTACCCTCTTGCATCTTCCTCATATATTGTTTACAACGTGGATCCCATAACGCTGGATTCCGCTTGCCTTTTACCTTTTCGATAATGTCAAGCATTTCTTCAGTAATTTCCATTAGAGACTCTCGATGATTTGAAAGTTGACTGATAAAACACTTTGTACAAAACCTTGAGGACTAGCAGCTTCTAATACATTTGGTCCATCTGGCGGTTCAAAGTATAAATCAGATATGACTACTCTATTATAGAGATCCCTTATTCTTTTGGCTATAGTCAAGTTATCACCTAGTCCTACGCCAATTTTTGTGAATATATTGATCGTTATATTTCCAATTTGAGAATTGGCAGAATCAGAAGTGCCTCCAAGAGTTAAATAGTCACCTGAACCAAAGTTTATTAAACATTGAACAAAACTTGTTTCACTGGTTGGAGTAAATGGTTCATTTGCAAAAATTGTTGTTATTGCCGGAGAACTTGCCATTTCAGTTGCAAGTCTCGCTTCAATAGTTTGACGAACAGTATTTAGGTCAAGTGCAGCCATTAGTTTTTAGATTTTAGTTTTTTTATAAACTTAACAGTTTCTGCAACTTGTAGATTCGGCCATCCCTTCTGGTTTCCTGATTTTTCTTTTACTGGATATCCTTTACCCCAGCTTGGAGGTGTATTTGTGCCATAACAAACTGCCTCTGCGTATGGAAGTGGATTTATCAAAGTGTAAGTATTGCCTCTTTTTTCTTTTGTGTAGTTGATTTTTTGCAATGGTATATTCACAGATTTTTGATTTGTATGTGGTCCAGAAATGATTGGTGCTTTTTTGCTGTTCTGTGCAACTTGCCAATTCCCTCTAAATCTACCAGTATCAACAGGTGATGCTTGTTTTAATCTGAAATCTAAGTTTAATACAGCCAAACGTATCACTTCATCATATTCCTCTCCAAAAAATTTACCAATTTCATTGATTTTAATTTTTTTTGTCATTTTCTTAAAAACAGTGTGAATGTTACAGCTATATTATTTTGCTCTTCTATCTGAACTCTTAAGACTTGAAATACTTGGCTAGATATAACAACTTTGTCTGTAGTTGTTGGTGTAAAAGAAAGATCAGATGCAGCTATGGTAAGTCTTTGATCTGTATCCTGTATTAGATCGTTTTCTTCTCTTTGATTTACCTGTTCTAAAAATCCTTTGACAGTAGTGTCAGATGTTGTCTCACTGATCGTACCTGTAGCGGTGTCATAAGAGCCTGTTGTAATTCTTCTTATCGTCACATCCCCACCTAGCTTTTTCAAAGCTTTAGAAGCAGCTTTTCTTAAGGCAGAGGATATAGACATTACAATGAATAAGCGATTACAGTTCCGCTATCTAGTTTTACGCTTGTAATAACACCACATATTTCAGCAGTAGATTTAAATTGCAAAGCTGTTAAATCACCAGTAACATTTTCAGCAACTAAAGTATTAATCACTGAATCTTGCAATGCTACAACTTTTCCAAACCTTCCAGTATGGGCTGCTGTATCATTGATTATTTTTGCTGCTGGATAGTCGTAGCCATAGCCCATCATTAAGACCTCTTGATAGATAAATTGCCAGCACCACCTATTTTGATGCCAGTTAAATAACGTTCAACCATTGGTGGAATGCGATCAGCACCAACAGCCCCATAAAAATTAGGTGTAACATTTAGTCCACCTATAGAAAGATTGTTGAAATCTTCCAATCCACTCAATCCTAAACCATCTCTGTTGTTATTCAAGTAAACAGCTAATACAACTTGTGCATTTCTTACACGATCAGGTATTTCTGTATCTGTGTAATAATCAGCAACTATTCTATTTGGGAAACTAAGTCCATAAAGATTTGTATAGGTATCAGGTTTTCTAACACCCGATCTAGGCCACTCAAGAGCCTGAGTATCAGAAACACGAGCACCTAAAAATCTAAATCTGTCTATTCTCTGTGCAGCTGTATATAATGCTCTGTTTTTGTTGTCTGTATTAGAACCATCCCATGCTGATACATCATCATCAACAATTAATCCTTCGACAATAGAGTTTGCATCTGAAAGAGTTATATAACTGTTTGCAGAAGCACCACCAACAGTAGCATCAATACTAATCGCCATTTTGAGAAACTTTTATAACTTTTTTTGTTTTAGTTTTAGGTTTTGGCTTTGTTTTAGATTGAGCAAGTGAAGCTGCCTTTTCAGCAGCCTCATTTTGCTCTCTCATTCGCCTAAAAGCAATAATGCTCATTAGCTAGATGCACCTTTCAATGCAACAAAGTTAATAACAATTGCTTCACTCAAAGAACCGCCAGAAACGTTAGAAACAGTGATTTTAAATGAACCATCTGCAATTCCGTTTGCACTGACGATATATGCACCAGCTGTACCAGCTGATCCATGACAAGCAACAACGACATCAGTACTAGCAACTTTTGTGTTGGTAACTGTGAAAGATACCTCTGCTGCATCTGCTAATGCTGCGTTGTTCATTGTGATCTGACCTGACTCTGTACTTAGAGTTACGCCAGTTGATTTGTTTGTGGCCTGAGTTACAGTTCCACCAGTTGTTGGTCCAACTAAAGAACCAGCAGTTACTTCAAATAATGATGGCATAATTAATCCTGATTAGATACGTTAGTTGCACGAACAATACCGATGTTCTTTGTCTCGTAAACTTTCGACCATGAAGCTACTGTTTCAAGAACTGTTCTTGTTGGGTTAACAGTTGTTACTGCATACTTCAAACCAACTGGATGGTAGATGTAATGTAGATCAACTGCTAAAGCATCCTCTAATGCAAGGATGTCACGATCAGTTGCAATTCTTTGTGGTGCTTGCTCACCAGTAACTACAGCTCCTGATGTAAAGAAGAATGTAGAATACTCTGTAGAAGAACCAGAACCAGTTGTGGGAACGTCATCAGAAACGATAACATTTAGACCCATAAACTGACCAAATGTAGGCTGATCAAATGCTCTTGCTGTACTACCTGATGCTGCTGCTGTATCTGGTGCACCTGTATTGTCGTAAATCCGATCAATAGCATTTCTTTCTACTAAGTCGTAATACACTTTTGAGTGCATACAAATAGATGTCAACTTATCGCCTTGATCTCCTAATAGAGATTGTGCTTTTGCAACATGTCTAGGACTCAAAGTTGTTGGAGAATCACCAGATTCTGAGTCGATTGTTAAAGCAAATAATGCTGAGTTTGAATCATTTGCGTTAATAGAACCGAATGCACCAGTTAAGCAAGAGAATAAATCTTTCTGCTTTTGGTTGTTGATATAGTCTGCAAGTTTGTTGGCAATCGCAGCTTGTGGATCACCGCCAGCACCAGCAGCTAAAGCAGTTAAATCTCTAGAAGAGAATGCACGACCACGATGAAGCACTACTCCAATCTGGTTATCCGCAGTAATTTTTCCGGGTGTAAGAGAAGTACTATCTGTAAGAACTTCAAAATCACCAGTTAAATTTGCTTTGTAAAAAGGAATTTTTACGAAATCCCCACCTCTATCGGCTGAGAGGTTTAATTCTTGTAAAGGCTGTACGACTCCACTTTGAAGGAAACTATCACGAACTGTTGTAGCTTCAATCAAATATGGCGTAAACAGCTCTGGAACAATAATGTCGCTCCTTGTGGTAGCCATAATCTAATAATGTTGAAAAAAATATTGCGGGCACTACCCTAGCTTGGCACTACCAAGTTAAACCTATATTAACCGCTAATTTGATTTTTTAACAATTCATATTTATTTCTGTCAGTTCTATATAACCTACTTTGTTCTGTGAGATTAAAAGTTTCTGGTGCAAATGGATTTTTTTCACCTGCAACACTTTCTACTGTAGTTGTTTTAGCAGATGGTGCTCCACCTCCTTGTGGCCTTGGATGTTTCTGTACCCAATTAGGTAAATTTTGTTGTGCCCATTGTTTTACAGGTGTTCGATTATAACCATCAACGACTACCACAGTTCCATCACTTTCTCTTGCAAGTTGATCTTTTTTCAATCGACCAAGAGCATATTGTGGATCATGTACTACGTCAGCAAGTGCTGATACAGCTGGTGCTTCAATCTCCAACTCACGTTGTCTTGACTCAAGTTCTTGAATCCTTCGATTTTTTTGTTCTT